GGAGCTGGTCATCCATCATTTCGATGAATTCGAGATCATCTCGACATATGATTTCACGCTCTCCAACACGATCAACGGTTGAAAAGAGTTCATTGTACAATCGCTTTGATTTGTGTGGTATGATGACACCATGTAATGGCGCACTTCCATCCCACAGTAATCTAACGAATTTCGCGCGACCTTCAAGTGAAATTCCACATGGATTTTCATCCAGGGAAGAGGCATGAACAGCAAAAGAAGCAAGCTGTTCTGGAGTAGCAATCCGTTCTGGATTGTTCTCAGTGCCCTTGAAGAGCCGGAAACAGTAATTGTCTGCGGTGGGTATAATAAACTTCCGAGCTAGGAATGTTGATTTGCGAGTAATTATATTCCCCGCAAACTCCCCAGCTTTAATTCCAGTGAGTGTTTTGGTTAGACTCACAGGAACGGTGAGCTTATCCATAAGGTGGCGATAAGCCCAATGAACGAGTGAATTGGAGATAATCACATCGTCTCCGAGAACTCGGAATGTATCATTGAGCTTAAAGCGTATCTCGATGCTTCGCAACACCAGGCCATGCCAGAGTGCGAAGGCTGGAAAACTCGGGTATAACCCGAGTGGTTGTCCTTGATTCCACCGGATATAAAAATCAGCGGATTTTTCAACACCGTCTGTCTCCATTGGATCATCGTTTTGGGCGTTACGGCATGTATTGCCTTGCTTATTCACTTTGATTTTAGAGGCGATGTGTCGTGGCACAAACCATTTACCTCTCGATATGGACTCGAAAAGTTCAAGGTCTTGAGGAGGACATTCCAACCAACGCAATACTCGTAGCGTGCTGGAAAATGGCATATTATTACTAGCATCACTTATGTCTACTGACCACAACCGAGAGCCAGTGCGCAATTTTTCTTTTGCCCACTTAACTCCCGCCATTTGGTTGTAAGTACAGTCCCAAGGGCAGTTCTTCAGTAATTTGAAGAGGTATTTTCCAAGAGCGCGGAGTCCTATCTGGTAAACCAGACGAGGACTGGCAATAAATCTTGCCTTTAAACCACGCTCTTGTATAACACCGATCCTGCCTACGTATGGATCTGGATGATCAAGGTCTTCTGGAATTTCAAGGAGACCAGGATAGATATCATCCAACGCATGCGAGATCACATATTCGTGTGAGTCCCGATCCAATACGTCCCAGACACCACTTGTGCGGAAGTCATCTGCTAGACGGGCAATAACGTTAGGCCCAGTCTTTCCATTAAGTGCGGGTACCCTCTTCTTACCTGTAAAAGGATACGAACGGTAACTACTCTCAGGAAAATCCACGAGAGTGACCTCCTTAGTTGCTTCCTGAAGAAAGGGGATAAAAATATCAGGTCCCTGTTCTCTAACAACAGAAGAGTGGAATTTCTCCCATTGCGCGGTTGTGACATGCTCAGCTACATAGCCGGTATATATGCACGTCAACAAGTCGATAACCAAACGGGGCTTCTTGAGTTTAAAAATACAACTTAAAGGACCCTTAATACGGTTATTTTTCAGTGCAACTCCTGGTAACACATCGTCACCCCCACCAAGTCTGTTAAGATACCAGTGTTTAATCGCCTTAATCCGTTTTACAACGAATTCAGGTCCACTAGAATTAGACATTGTGTCAAGGTGCTTCTTAATTCTGCCTATTTGGATGGAATTGAGACCGCTCCTACGGAGTTGGGCATATGGATAAGAAACCATACTTTTTCCTCTCATCGTAGCTGGTTAAATAACCAGGTGATGGCCGCCAAATGGTGGC